AATGTTGATGTTCCCGTTATTATTAAAGATCTGTCTATTGAAACAGTTGATGCTTGTTCATCACAAAATGTGTTTGAATATATTACTTCCGTAGTTATTCCATCATAAAAATATAATACCGCATATGGGAACTGAAACAATCCATAATCACAGGCTTGTGTGGGAGCAACTGTAAATGTGAACCTGAATTGATATGTTTCAACATATTCTTCAGGTATCGTTATTCCGGTTGTTGTCCCTGTGAATCCAAGATCATTACAAGTAATTGCACTTATGGGATTGACCCAACTCGGTGTCATTATTGATGGCGTTAATATGTCATTGGTAAATGAATAACAAGCAGGTAAAGCATTTTTTGGATATATGGTTTCATCTAAAAATTTTTGTGGAACATAGAATTTTTTAAAATATGATGTATTCATGAAATCAGATTCTAATTCATAACCCGCCTCATTGAATATTTCTTCATATAATGTTTTTACTTGTATTGTTGGCTTAAAATAATAGTTATTGAGTGGTGTTCCCGAAAAATCAAAATATGGGTTTACAGGTGTATAACTTATACCTGATGTGGTTGCTGAAAATGGTGAGAATTGAACTAATGGAGTTGTATCGGAATTAACAAATTCTTGGTTATTAAATGCATAATATTCATAACCTATGTTGTATAATCCCCAAAATGTTTTCCCATTCTGATATGAATAATTTGTTGCTCCTGTTATTGCGAACAGATCAGGATCTATTTGTGATTCAAAAATTACAGCGTCAGTATATGGATGTGATAAACCTGATAGATTTAATTCATAAAGAAACTTATCTCCGATATTAGCCATCAAATCCCCAATCTGATTGTAAAATGTAACAGAATAAATGATCTCTCCTTTATTTATTGAAACACCATTGAGACGAATATGACCCTGCATGATTTCATAACCATCCCACATTAGAACAGCATCAAATTTGTCATTAGGATCAAATGTTAGTGGAACGGAATTTACATCATAAAAGAAATTGAATACTTCGTTATTTTTTTTGGTGCCAGGTATACTGAAACTTTGTGAATAATTTGAGTTCTTCTTTGTAATATCTTGTAATTCCGCAAAAGATAAATTTACATTGACTGGTTCATCTTGATAGAGATCAAGATAAACATCACTTCCCGATATTGTTGTTCTTATTTGTAACATATTAGATTGGGAGCGAGTAGTTCCTATATGGTGTCATTTTAAGGTCTATGGTATATTGAAATATTCTCTGATATTTTTGTTGGAATACTTCCACTTCCTTATTCTGCACCACACACGGAATAAGATATGGATATATGAAATCCTGACCATCTTGAGGAAGCCAGTTGTCTTCAATAATATAAACATAAGGGGACATTAATAATTCCTCAATTACTCTCGCATCATTTTGTGTTACAAAGTTTGAATCAACAGTCAATAACTCATCTACAGAACCCCAAAATACTGTCTCACTTGAATCATATGATTGTCTGTTCCACCATAATGTATTCAGAGATTTTTGTTGTGAATATGTTTTCTTATTAACACCATATCTCTTCTGTGATTTTTTGGTGAAGGTATATGTATCCCATATACCATTTCTATTCATAAATAAAAATGATATTGGATCATTGAAACATTCATCGCCAACCATTTTGTATTGAACAATCTCTGATGATCCGTATTCATCATAGTCAATTCCTAATACATCGTTTGTTAGATATATTGCGACATCTGAGTTTGTTCTGAGGACTGGATTTGGTTTAAATATACCATAGGCTATTCTTTGTTGCATATAACCATATGGTGCTGTTGTTTGTGGGTTTGTTCTTGATGTATAATCTACAGGAGCATTTTGTATCGCGTCGTAATTATACTGACCATTACCTTGTATCTTTTGACAATAAACAATTGATTTGATGGTGTTTGTATTATCATAAAGTGGATTACCCGCATACATAAATCCTACTATGATCGGACACTTGTAATAATGCGTTCTAAATCTTGTATTATAGACATTAGATCCAAGTATTGTCATTGGTATCGTTTCATCACCATATGTTGACATGAATAGTGCTCTTGTTGTCCCTGTGCTTGCGGACCAGTAATAAACACTTGTGTCAAGATAGTTATATTGACCACTCAGATTGTTCCCCGAATAATAATATTTCTCTGACATTTGTTTGTTCTGTTGAACGCCAGGCCAGATCATTACACCATATGGTTGTGTCTCTGCTGAGAGTGGTGATATTGTTCCACCTGTATAAGATGTATACGCTGAGAAATTAGTTGGGACTATGGTTGTTGTAGTTTCACCAGAGGTGTATTGAACCCCAAATAAACAACGATATTCATTGATCTGATAGATATTAGTAAATCCTTCATAACCTCCATTAAACCCGTTAGAAAACGATATGGTGGAGGTTCTATCATTTACTACTGTTGCTTGTGATGTTGATAGTTCGATAGATGTTGTATCGGAATTAGCTACTCTAACCAAATAAGGATTGGTCTGAGCTGAAGTTGTAGCTGATGTTGGGATAGCTCCAAGATTTCTTGGATTCTTATCTACGAGATTTGTAATTATAGTTTCTAAATTGAAAATACAATTACCTAATTCATTTGATGGGACAAGTATTCTTCCAACTTTACCATAATCTTGAGTTGAACCACTATCATTCCTATATGGATTTTTATAGATATCTACAACCAATCTTATATCTGTATAAGCAGAATAACTATTGAGAGCCACATTATAGGTATGATCAGCATGTGCTGGTGTCATAGCGAGTGGCATTTGTTTTATCGTTAAATTGAAGCTCATTCTAATTCTATTGTTTCAATGGACTTTTGTATTTCTCTGTCTAAAAATTGATTCACATCTTCTTCAACAGCATTTATTAAAGCTTGATATTCCGCTCTCACACTCTGTGGTAGATTTTTGGGAAAGTCATTGAGAACATTCCCAAAATCACCAAGTGCTTTATCATAAATATTAGCAGAACGGATACCATAGCGAAAAATATTCTTTTGGATTGCAAAAGCTAAACTCATTGAAGCTTGAGCCGGTGTTTGTCTAAGTCCCCTTTTCTTAACCCATTCCTGTAAGTCAGGATAAGGTATTGGATGTTTATTATTTTTCTTTCTTGAAGCATTTATTGCGTATGCGATCCCTTTTTGTTGTTGTTCAGCTGAGAGTTTTAATCCCCTGATTTTTATCCAATTCAACAAATTTACAATTGGAACTTTCCTTTTACCAGCTATTCTTCCTTCATTTACTGATTGGAAATAATCTTGATAGGTTATTACAAGTTCAGATGGTTGTCCTTGATCACCAGGAACAACAGTAGCGGTCAGTGAATTATAAAGTTGACCAGATGAATACTTATCACCTCTACCTTTTATTTCAGGATTACCATAAGGGTATATCTTTTCCTTTATCTTTTTCTTCATCAACTGAACAAAAAGAGTTCCAAATCTTTGTAATTCTCTATCGGTTAGTTCCCACATTATTAGTAGTTATTTACATGTAATAGAAACCCTGTTAAACCACCCGGAATCGATGAAGATAAAGATTGAGCTGATGAAATTGTAGAGTATGAAAAAGATGAGTCAAATGTAGAAGCACCTGAAAAAACAAGCCTACTACCTGTAAATCTACAAATACCATTATATGCAGTAGTCCCGATAAGTGGAGCGAAACCGAATGTAGATGATTCAAATAACCCCGTGCCAAGGATCGTTGTAACTTGTGAATTAAATCTTACTGTTGGTTGCACTCCCGCATTACTATATTTCAACATTGCAAAATATAAACCTGACCCTGTTCCCGAAAAACTAATATTACCACCACTAAAAGGTATTGTATGTTCTGCTGCGGAGGTTAATCCTGATAGTGTTTGGACTGAACCCACTCTTTGGTGAGGAAATAATCCAAACTCACCACTTTGTGGAGTGTAAAAAGCTATTTCCACCACATCAGATGTTGATGTGATTGTTCCTACACGATAGGTCATAGCTGAATATGAATAGATGCCCGTGTCGTAAAATGGGTATGTAAATAATATATTTTGAACTCCTGATGCTTGTTGAACACCTATACTACTTGAATAACCATTTCCAGTGTATCTTGGTTTTAGATTTTGATAAGAGTAAAAATTATTAATGTTTAATCTATTTGTTGAAACCCTAATTGGAGTTTCATTTCCGAGACCATCTTGAACTGATTGTAGGTTTGATGTTATACCTGTTGAACTATCAGCTAATTTGAGTAAGCCTTGGTATGTTGATTGTATGGTTTGTCCACTAAGAGTTGCCATGTATTATTTTTTTTAATTTAATTTATATTGTATTCCATAATCCTGTTTCATTATTCCAATTTACATTAGTTGTATTCCAAACCGCTATCACAACACCCGATGATGGAGTTGGTGTGGGAGTTTTAGTGTTTGTTGGTGTTATAGTTGGAGTAGGCGTTAATGATCCTGTATTAGTAGGAGTATTTGTATTGGTAGGTGTTTGTGTATTTGTGACACTCGCAGTTGGAGTATTTGTGTTAGTAGGTGTTTGTGTATTTGTAACACTAGGAGTTGGAGTATTTGTGTTGGTAGGTGTATTGCTCGGTGTGGATGTGATTGTTGTTGTCGGTGTTATACTTGGCGTTAATGAAGGTGTGTTTGTTGGTGTTAATGTAGCTGTTGGTGTTAACCAAGAATTAAATGCTGCAGCACATCTATCAAGAGAGTTAGCAACAGATACAATGATATTAGCTGTCCAACCAGCGGTGAGATCAGAATACTGCTCAATGAACGGACTACAGATAACAGGATTTTGTAAATAATATTTTGCATTAAAATTGCCAAGAGAATCTGTGACTGACAATCTGAACTGTGAAATTATATCATCCATCATTTGATTGGTGTCGGATAACACATCAATTTGATTTGATAAATCTCTTGTTATGATATCCATCACTATGAGTGTGAAGGAATATTCCATAAATCCGAATTTCTGTTGAACATCACCAGGTATAACATATAGTAGGGGGAAGATTGGAGAGTTATAATGTTCGTTATCCACCTTATCTCTCATCTCGGTCCAATACGATAGATCCTCTTCTTGACCGAATCCAAACGAATTTATCTGCTTATGATATTCAGATAGAACTCTAAAATCATCGTGGAAAGTTTTGAAGTTGATTGTATCATGAATAATTGGTGTCCCGCTCCAAGTATTAAATGCTGCTGCACATCTATTGAGAGGTGTCATTGTTTTGATTTTCATGAGACCAGTCCAACCATTTGTTAGATCCACCTCTTTTTCTGTGAATGGAACACATGTTACTTCATCATCAAGGTAATATAAATTGTTATAGAGCCCCTCGGCTTGTGTTACAGATAATCTAAATTGAGATATAACATCTTGTAACATTTGTAATGTATCAGAGAGAGTATCCACTTGATTGCTAAGATCTCTTTCACTTATATCCATTACTATGGTATTAAAATCCCATGTCTTATATTTGAGGTCATTCGTTACTTGAGAAGGAACAACATATAATAATGGAAATATGGGTGGTTGAAAATGCGGATTATCTTGTTGATCCCTTTTTGTGGTCCAATAACTTATTCCATCAATATTACCTAAACCAAAAGAATTAATTTGTTTGTGATAAGTTGACATTGATTCAAAATCGTCTGCTATCTTCTTGAAGTTTATATTAACTTGTGGAACTGCGGATGCTGATATTGATGGTGTTACACTTGGGGTGGGAGTATTGGATGGTGTGACTGATATTGTCGGAGTTACTGTTGGAGTTGTTGTCGGTGTGGGAGTAGATGTATTTGTTGGGGTTATTGTTGGTGTGTTTGTTGGTGTTGGTGTGACCGGTGAGACAAAATACTTTTGATTGAAATAATCAAAGTTGTCAGTCATTTCTGTATTATTCAACTTACGGTCATAGAATAACGCTTCGGTATAAAGAATATCTCCCGGAAAACTCTGTCTACCTGTTATAAAAAATATTGGATTAACCGCGGTGATTAGAGTTTGAGATGTCGTGGTTGTGT